CTATCTTTCTCAGTGTCTGTTCGTCTTTTCGTTCAACGATGAGACAAAGGTGCACCCTGTTCTGAAGGACCGCATGAACGTGATTCAGTGTTCTGGATACAATGCAGATGAGAAGAAGATCATTCTCACCCAATATGTGTGGCCGGAAATGCTCGAGCGATTCAAGATTGGAAAGGAGGATGTTGTCTTGACGGAAGACGCAATCCGGTATATGATTAGCGAGTACTCGGCCGGCGAAGCAGGTGTTCGCTCTCTCATTCGTATCGTCGAAAGCCTGACCATGCGAATCAACCTGCTCAGGATCTCAGACAAGGAATCAGTCAAGAGTCTGAAGTTCTTCACAGACGTAAAGTTCCCTCTGAAGATTACGGTGGATATTGCACAGACACTTCTGACAGAGCTGGAGAAGCCGCAGTCGAATGTTCCGTTTGGGATGTACACATAGAGTCTTCACTAAAATTAAATGTCAAAGTCCGAAATCCAGTTCGGAAAGACTCATCTGAGAAACCATCTTGGATCGCTTCTGACCCCGCACGTTTCCGATGGAATTTGGAGCATATACGATACTGCAAAGGTTCTCTGTGATAAGAATGGAGAAGTTGATAAGACACTCAAAACATTTCAGAACCTACTGACACAGATTCCTACATGGACAACAGATGTGCTTGAAACAGAAGTTACGCGAATCTTAACTTCATCCAAATGCGACTACTTTGACGAATTAATCACAGGCGTATTTTTAGCTTACATGCGTGCATTTGCAGCACTGCAGTACCGCTCAACTGCTGATTCAATCGAAATTGAGTTCGAGAAGCCGACACTGCACAAGTTCATTCACGAAGTATATAAGCAGGTTGCACGTGGTGCATGGCAGCACGCATATCTGTTCAAGACATATGCAACTCCTCTAGAGCAGCAGGCACGGAATCGCAAGGATATTACGACTATGCTCGAAGATTCGCTCGATACAGTCATTGACTCCTTTTTACCTTGGAAGGACATTGCCAAGAACTATTTCAAGGATGTTCCTGCAACTGCTGCAGAGACGGTCGCCGCGGCAGCTGCTGCTGCAGCTGAAGAGGAGGAAGATGATGAGCCCGCTGAGAAGGAAAAGCCGCGTGTTTCCTTTCAAGCACCCGAAGAGGAAGAGTATGATGAACAGGCTGAAATCAAGATTGGAGATGATTTGGAAGCAGACAAACTAGAAATTCTTCCCCTTGATGAGCCTGTGAAGCTGCCTGAACCCGTGCCCGAACCCAAATCGGAAGAAGTTACACTTGTTCCATCTGAGGAAGAAGGTACGCTCGTTCTAAAGCAGTAAGTTTTTCACGAAGGAGGCAATCAAATGGACACAATGTTATTACTTGCAGTTGGGGCGATTGCCATTGCTGCAGTTGTATTGTACATCATGGATCGGTATTCGAAGAAGGAGCCCATTGTATGGGCTGATGCCGCTAAGGTTGCTGTAGCTGGATCTCTGCTAACAGGTGGCGTCTTGTTCGCAACAACATCTGAGGTTGGAGCTACAGTCGTGGAAGCAGTCAAGACGCATACTCAGGACATGTTTGTCGGCAAGCCGTCATTCTAGACATCGATAAAGAGTGCGGAGTCTCCCATCGGAACACGATCTGTTCTGAAGAGAGAAAACAGCTCCGTCTGCTTTCTGGGAACTGCAGTATCCTTGCAATACCTCGCAATCGCTTTATATAAATCAAAACCATGGTAGGGCTCGTGAGCATCCTTTTTAGATATGTTTCTAAACATGATGGATTTCCCACCAGGAAGAGACATCCACTGCATCAGAACCTTGAAAAGCGGATCCGATGCATATTCACTGCAGAAGGGTCCTTCGGGGAAACAGTCCCAAAACATCGAAGTGGCCAGCCGCACAAGATCGAATGACGCATTGGGCCTGATTTCGGGGTACTTGGATACATAAAACGGGTCTGTATTGTATTGCCCACCGGCCTCTTCATTCGGGTGAAACTGATCACTCATGAAGAACTTGGACTCCCGCATCCCCGGAAGACGTAGTGAGAAAGTTGCACGATCAAAATCAATGATCTTCATCAGGTACCCGTATGTAGGAACCTTGTAGAAAGAACCGGCGTGCGTATAATACAGAAATTGAGAAGATGTTCGCACGTACATTACGTTGTTTACGTGGAGATCGTTATGTACAAACCCGTAGTTCCGTTGGGCATATGCAAGTGCGAACACAACTTGCGTGAGGCAGGCAAGCCTGACTTCAGACCTCTTTTCCTCCTTCAGTAACCTGTATAGTGTGCCTTCGCATTTTTCGAGTAACGTTGTCTGTACCTGCACATCCTTAAACAGTGCATGAGCAAACGGTTCCTCTTCGTCATCTTCAACACCGATAGGTGCGTCCGACGTTCCGCAGCTCTCGATATCAAACACGTCATCCGTGGTTGTTGAGTCAGACACAGAGACATCTTCCTCTTGAGAATCCTCATCATTCTGCCATGCAGCCGGTTGAATGGGACCCCGCGGCATATCGATGGGTTCAAGAACAGTCGCTTCAATCATTAACGAATCATCATTCTCGATTGTTAATTCCTTCTGCTGCGATGATCTATGTTGCAACGACTCCTTGATTCTCAGATCAAAAAAGTGACCAATGTTCTGTGAAAACCAGCGGCTCTCGCAAAGCTCCTCGTAGTCATCAGATATATTCAGAACGAATGTCTCGCAAAGGCCGACAAATGTTCCAAATACAATCGGAAAGTGGTTACATCCAGAATCAGAAAGAGCACAGGAAATCAGAGCACCCACATAAGCTGCATTGTGCTTTGACTGTAGCTTTTCACGAATCTCATTTGATGTTTCTGCACTGACAGGAAGACCGGACGATCCGAATTCTCCTCGCATCCACTTCCATGGACTCAGTAACATGGTGGTCTTTCGGTGAATGGTTGTCTCGGTGCTATTAAAGAAGATTGTGTCGGGTGAGGCAATTGTTTGCACCATGCGTCTCATTCTGAGACCATAGTGGAAAGGGATGCGAAACTCTTCGATTTTGAACAGAGTTTCCAGACATGGGAAGAAGGGCTGAAGATTGCGGATACCCCAATGTTTCTGAGCCTGCTCGCGTAACCCCTGAAGGTTGAGATATTTCACGATTTCTATCGGGACGACACTTGTCCGAAGTTCAGATTGCTGTTGACGAGCCTTCGGCATCTTTGTGTCGAATACATACTGAAAAAAATATCCCCGAAACGTAAGATGAACTTTGATATCCAATATTTCGACATAAATGAGATTCGGAAACGATGTGAGATGGACTCACACAAGTCCCCGATGATTGTTATTATTGGAAAGAAGGATACCGGAAAATCCTTCTTAGTAAGGGACATCCTATACCACACTCGAGATGCATATCCAATCGGTACGGTTATTTCTGGAACAGAAGTTGCAAACGAGTTCTTTCAGCACATGGTTCCTTCTAAGTTGATTCACGACAAGTATAAGCCTGAAATCATTCTGAGCACGATCAAGCGTCAGTTGGGAATCAAGCAGGCTCGCAACCAAGGGAAGACCAATCAAGATCCCCGTGCGTTTCTAATTCTTGACGACTGCCTTTACGATAATTCCTGGATCCAGCAGGATTCGACACGATATGTGTTCATGAACGGCCGCCACATTGACTTAACAACTATGATTACAATGCAGTATCCGCTTGGAGTCACACCCAATCTGCGTACAAACATCGATTTCATCTTCATTCTGCGTGAAACAATGATTGGAAATCGCAAGAGAATCTATGAGAACTACGCTGGAATGTTCCCGACATTCGACATGTTCTGTCAATTCATGGATAGCTGTACGAACAACTACGAATGTCTCGTGATCTGCAACGGGATTCAGTCGAATCGCCTTGAAGATCAAGTTTTTTGGTATAAGGCAAAGGATCATGAGGCATTTCAGCTCTGCGATCGTTCATTGTGGACTGACAATAAGCCGTTTTTCAGCACGATGCTCCAGCAGGGAGAATTTGATCCACGGGAAGCACGTGCAAAGAAGGGTCCTCAGCTATGGATAAAGAAGAGCGGAGAAGCTCAGTAAACTCACCAATCATATTGCGTGCAGACTCAATCTCATATTCGAAGGTAAGTTCAGGCAGATCATTAGGAATATTCGGTGATGTCAAAAGATATCTCTGTGCATCCTTTCCAAGGAAACATTGTTCGGGAAGAGAGGTATCCAGACTGTAGACGGGTGTTCCTAGGTAGATTGCATGGTATGCTCTGAGAGATTCAAATACTCCATAATTATCTGCATAATGGACATTCAACACCAATTTCGATCTCCGAATAAGTGAATCTCTTTCAGCTCCAAATACATCTTCGCGACAATATGCATTAAACGGCTTCAGCTTCGACTGTCTGTTCGCAGAATATGAGAATCCACCAAAGAAGAACGTATTGATGTCCCTAGAGACAACTCCAAACTGTTTCAAGTACTCTGGATTGAAGAAATATGGCATCCATAGACCGGTCCGCCAGATGTGTGATCGTATGATCTCGAGGTTTGCAGTACTGTAGTCTGCATATAACATCTTCGGATACTTGGCCAGGATATGTACTGTATGTTGTAGGTATTCTAGACGCGTTAGCTGTTCCAGATTCATTAGAACCCACAATTGATTTGAGGGAATCGTCTCTGGACACGGAAGGCCCGAATGAAAAAACAGATAGATACCAGGATCAGATGGCACTGATTCGAGTGTTGTCACTTCAACCGTATGACCTGCTTCACGAAGATACCATGACAGTGCAATGTAGTAGTCTCGTATGAATTTATCGACGAGTCGTATCTCTCGAACAATCCAGAACCTCATTGTATAGAATCCTTCACATAGCGTAAATTCAATGTAACGAGGGATCCAAACTGTGGGAATACAGCATCGAAGTACGGAGATGCATATTCGTGAAACATGTGCTGTATCTTGTACCAAAGTGAATCAACGAATACAAAGACGGCATACAGGAAGAACAAGCCCGTTGCGTACGAATCGATAAATGGTGCTAGTTTTGTATGCACTGGGAAGATAGGAAGACGCTCGTTCAGTAGAAAGACAACCCAGAACGATGTGAGTGCGATAATGACAATCTCAATTGAGATGTCTGCAAGTTTGTACTGCACAGTGTGCTTCTCCCACTCCGTATCGTTATTATGCGGTTGATAGTCATCGAATAAGTAGTAAAAAACATAGGACACAACTGCACCCAGGGCTGCATAGATTAATGCAAGGAGTGCAATGTTTAGAGAGATCGCAATTCCATCCAGCCACGTCATGTTGATTTTTGGGTACACGGTTTTTGCGTATGGCATTACTTACGACTGCGACGAGTTTTCCGAGAACGGCGCCTGCGTTTCCGCAACGTGCGTCCTCCCTCTATCAGGTTCCCCTCCACTGGCTTAACCAGGTTCCCCTTCTCGTCCCTCTTGAATGCCCTCACTGCATTGGTTGCACTTCCCGCGGGGGGTTTAGCAAACAGTCTGCGTGCAGACGCAGAACACACACGAAGACGCCATCCCTCCGGGTCTGTTTTTCCATTACTCGTCTCCCACTCTTTAGAAAACAAACTCCTTGCTATCCTACATGCCTTCTCCCATTGTTCAGCAGTGTATCGCTCCGGACGTGGGGGTATATCCTCCATTACTTACGACTGCGACGAGTTTTCCATGCCTTGTGGGCAGATATTACTCCCGTAGTACGCCTTCCGTCGGGTGAATAGGCACAGACGCCGCCATAAGTGCACTCACCGCATCGGGAGGAGCCGCCGCACCACCAGTGTTCGCCCGATTCACGTCCGCACGTGCACGGTTCTCTTCCTTCTGCTTCTTGATCGCTGCCTCACGCTCTTCAACCGCAAACAGTTCAGCGTTTGAGCGGTTCTCCTGGTACTTCCGCATGATCTCATTGAGGTCCTTCTCAGCATACTCTACCTCCGGCATCAGGTGCTCCGAGGGATCCCACGGCAGCCACGCACCGACCTTACCGATGTAGAGGCTGTCCTTCGGGTACTTACGACGCATTGCCTGGGCGAAGACCTGGGCCTCCTCCACCGTCGGGAACGAGCGACGGACCTTCACGCCACGCACATTCGTCTGGAACCCAACCTCATTATCGAACTGCTCCTGCAGGATCTTCTCGCCGCGGAGAAGGAACGTCTGATACTGCTCGTAGATATCCGTCTTCATGACGTCCTCGCGGTGCACCTTCTCAAAATTCTGGTGGTCCGCGAGAACATCGTCGATCTTCAGGCTGTACTTCTTGGCGATGAATGCAAGGAAGTGCTCCTGTCCCTTCATCTTCCAGTCAAAATCAAGCGTGCGAACAAACTTCTCGAGCATGAACATCTCCTTTGTCTTCAAGATCTTCTCCGGGCTGAGAAACGATAGAATGCAATACTTCTGGCTCGGAACCTCGGGATCCTCATCAAGGTAGTCAACATCCGTTCCGTCCGGTTCCTTCTTCGGGAGTTCAACACGCTTGCTCATTTTAATGGATAATGAACTTTCTGCGAAAGTAGTAGAGATGAAGAAGGACTTGATCGATCGATTTATTGGATCCGTCAATTGGAATATAGGGAATTTCTCCATGCTTCCCATTGCATTTGGAACTCTCATGGCCTCGCTCGACATTGCTATGATGGGCCTAATCAAGATGGTATCGATCGGTACGATTACTGATAGCCTTGGCGTTCCGCTTGCAATAGGAATCTATGCACTTCAACCGTTGATCTTCTTGCGAGCAATAAACTACGAAGGAATGGTCGTCACAAATCTTATATGGAATATGTTGAGCAACGTTATCGTCACGCTACAGGGTATCCTATTCTTTGGAGAATCTATAAAGGGACTCCGTTGGATCGGCATAGGAATGAGCATGGTTGCATTAAGCATTTTTGCATATACTAACGCCGACTGAAAAATTCTCCTATTGACAATATAAACATGTCAGATTCTTCTCAGAAGGCTCCCGCTCCCTCGATGGGTATCAGCATCAGCGATCTCGTTACGCGTTCGCTAAAGTACCTCCTTGAAGGTCTCGCTGTCGCTGTCGCGGCGTACCTTATCCCCGGCAAGAAGCTCCGCATGGAGGAAATTGCCACCCTCGCCCTAACTGCCCTCGCCGTGTTCGCCATTCTCGATATCTACGCCCCGTCCGTCGGATCCTCTGCTCGCACGGGTGCCGGATTCGGTCTGGGTGCTGGACTTGTCGGCTTCCCTGCACGGATTTAGAGTTAACCAACAGAGTACATCATAATGCCGCCCAAGCCTCTTCTTTGTAAGGGAGGTCAGTGGTATGCTGTCGAACTGAAGCCAGATGAGCCTCCCAAACAGTCTTTTGCAGTTGCATGGAAACAGATCAATAACAACATCTCTGCCGAGCAAGCGTATCGCGATTGGTTTGCGGAGCAGAGAGCCATTTCCAAAATCGTGTACTTGAACAAGAATGAACACTGAAGATTGGACATCTGTTGCAGTCGCTCTGGGCGTAACACTTGTCCTCTTTGTAGTTTTTGTCGTAATTTATCGGTTTGTTCGTGGATTCATGCCCGGCAGCCGCGTGCTTGAACAGCCCTTGCCCGGTCCTTCGGATCTCGACAGTCAAACAGCAAAATTCAAGCTGTTTTATACGAATTGGTGCCCGCACTGCACATCTGCTAAACCCATATGGGACAGCTTCGAGACTCTGATCAAGAATCAGGGATATACGTATGGAGGAAAAACAGTTGTGATTGAAAAGATCAATTGCGAGACAGAAAAGGGCAAGTGCTCGCGGTACCAAGTGGATTCATATCCCACATTCAAGCTGGAGACGAATCAGAAACTATATGAGTATCAGGGGCCGGCAGATCAATCGGTGTGGCGGACGTTTCTATCTTCGGCACTCGGTCCCGAAAAAAAGCAGTAATTGCATCCTCTCCGAATTGAAGAAGCTCCTTACGATTTTCATTCACCTTTGAATAGTCGAGAACCTGCAGATCGTTGTTCCGGAGAAGGACAACCGTATCCTCGTGATCTTTAACATAGCGATGATGTTCTTGGGTATATTTGCTATTCAGAACATACATTGTATAGTCTATGAACGCCATCTTATCGTGATCTATTATCCCATTTTCACGAGTGCAGTACAGATGCAATGTGCTCTTGAGTTTGGATGGATGCAGAATGGAAATGAATTGATCGACAAAGATTCCGCCGTCTACAAAGATTCGTCCCTTGATTTGATGGGGAGTGTATACGATCGGTATTGCAGTCGATGCACGAAGAGCGTCCCATAGTTTTACATTCGGTCCAAATTTGACAGACTTTAGATTGGTTAGATCAACTGCGTAGATTCCAAGCGGGCAGAGTGCATCACCAATACGAAGAGTGTCGAGATCGAGGTTCTTCTTCTTGAATGCAAGTGCGATATTGTCGTGCAATGTCGTGCCGTCGTCAAGTCCCTTTTTCCTGGGAATGTTCATGAGAGAATTGAGGCGAATCGGAGAGAGCGCTGACTGAACATTCAAAAAGGTTTCGAGGAGCCATATACATTCAGACCCAGTGAATCCAAATGCAAGAAACGAACAGATCATTGCTCCGATGGAGACGCCATGCATTCCCTTGTAAAAGAGTTCGTGCAGAGGTTTTTTCTGCATAGATTCGATCTTCACAAGTGCTCCAACTTGTAGAATTCCTCGTGTCCCACCTCCATTGAGACATAGGCGTGCAAAAGGGAACTCCATTTTCTTCTGCGTGGTATTCAGTATGCTCCCTGCAAACGCTTTATGGAAGGACAATGAGAAGCGTATGCATCAACGTCAATCGGCAGTTGTTCCCATTCTGAATCAACTGTTTCATCGCATCAAGCAGCATGCGATTTCGAATCCAGCAGCACCTTATATAGTGTCTGCAATTCCAACCTTCGTATTCGGATATCCTCTGTATACATATTCGGAGGTTGTACAAACGGTGCACATAACACTTGAAAAGCAAGGATATCAGGTATGGGAAGTTTCGCCTGGGACCCTTCTTATCTCGTGGGTTAGACCGGAGACGACAACACGGACTCCTCAAATCCAACGTCCATCTGTCAATTATCGTCCAAATGTGTATAATGATGAATCACTTGAAATGCTGCGTCAGAAAATAGGAAGGTAAAATGGACACAAAAGAGTACAGAATCCTTCTGTAACCATGAACTGCACACATAATGAACGCTCTATCCGTGTCGATGAAGGCCAACGTGTATGCTCTGCCTGCGGGATGATTCTAAGTACTGTAATTGACGAAGGAGCTGAATGGCGATACTATGGAGCCGACGATCGCAATGAAGATCCGACACGAACGGGTAATATCACAAGCGAACTCTTGCCTGATTCATCGTACGGAAGCGTTGCCATGCATAAGCGGGGAACTCTTCCTGAATTCAGGTACCTTGAAAAGCTATCTGCCTGGTCACTGGCATCGCATGGCGAACGGTCATGGTTATCTGCATTTGATCTTCTGCAGTCGCATGGATCACGTTGCGGACTTCCGAAGGCAATTCTGCTAGATTCGTGCAGGTTCTTTCGGTCTCAGGACGATGCACTCAAGCTGCGTGGAGAAACTCGGCGTGCACTGATGGGTGCATCCATCTTCCTATCTTGCCGTCGTAACGATGTATCACGAACCCACGAAGAGATTGCGGATCTGGTGCACGTATCGACACGATCCCTTTGCAAGGCCATTCAGCGATTCATTCCGGCCGCTACAGAGGAGAGTCCTATTCTGAAGACCCAGCTATCTCTGGCTGAACGGATGATGGATGCAATGCAGCTTGGAGAAAAGTATCGCGAACTCGTTCTCACAAAGATCCGTGAACTCTTTGCAAACGATGAAATGGAGCATACACCCAAGGTGATTGTAGCCGGTATTATTACTCAGCTTCTGCTCAAGGATATTCCTGAAGAGCAGAAACAGAGTCGTTTGCGTGATCTGTCAAAGTTGGCTGGAGTTTCAGTGGTATCCATTCAGAAGATGCTGAAGAAGGTCTAAGTCACGATCGGAACAAGAGTATATGATTGAATTGCGGCGTTGAGATCTAGAGGATCTATACCATTCACAAACAGTGGATAAGGATTTGTATTGCTAAAAGGCCCTGCTCCATAAAGGGCAGGTGCAGCCGGTGGGGATAATGAATAAAGTGTCAGAATCGAACGTGGAGGAAGCGTGAAAAACGATCCAACCGCCGCCGCCGCCGGCGGAGAGTACGAGAGGTTTAAACCGTAGATACTCGCCGTTGCGAGTGTGCTAATGCTATTAGGTAATAATGGGAAGGCGTAGCCGTCACTATTCAAAACCAGGCCAATTCCACATGCTGGAGCTGAGTTAAACGTACTAACGTTTGTGATTGTAGAACCGCCTGTTTGTCCAGTTATTGTGCTGGTAGTTATAGTCGTTGCACTGACAGTCGTTGCACTCATGTTTGTAGCACTCACGGTCGTTGCACTCACGGTTGTGATATTTCCAGTTGTTGCATTCACGGTCGTTGCACTCACAGTCGTGATATTTCCAGTGTTTCCGATTAGAGTTGCAGCACTCACTGTTGTAGCACTGACAGTCACAATATCCCCTATCGCAGATCGGATCGTTCCAGATACGTCCAATTCAATCGTTGGTACTTTTCCAATGCCAATATACTTGTTAGACGTATTTCCGTAGATTGTGTTTCCGATATTGATATAATTTCCCGTAACATTGTTCCCTGTGGCAACTGTTCCAGCACCGATAAAGATACAGTTGCTCGGTGCATTTACTGTTCCGGTTCCAGCGTTTGTACCAATGATTACGTTGGATGAACCTAGATTCGTATTCGATCCGAAAGCTCCAACACCGACTACAATATTCCCGCCGCTTGATCCGGTGGCCTTCGATATCGTATTAGTCCCGATGACAATTTCATTGGATCCATTGCAGAGGTTGAGCCCAATTCCGTCCCCGACAAAGACTGAGTTAGACACTGACTGCATTCCATTATTTCCGTCGAACCCTACATTGACTCCAATTGCAACTACATTCGATAGAGCAGTTGCCGAAAATAATGACTCAAATCCAAGTGCAGTGACATTTCTTGAATTCTGCAAATCGTATAACGTATTAACTCCAAGAGATGTGCAGTTGCTCGTATTAGAGGCACCTTGGCCCGCATCGTTTCCAAAAAACAGATTGCCGCTAACGTCTCCTTGTGTGATATGCGAAGACGTCAATGTGTCGACCTCGAGAGAATGCACATTGCGAATGTTAATTTGAGGCTGAAAGTATGACAGCCCTCCACTGACATCTGGAGCATATGCATATGTTGCTGAAAAGATCGAATTGAACAAGCTGGGATTCACAGCAGACATTCTTACTTTTATGAGTAGACAACCATTTAACCTTTTTTCCCACTATACAAATACGATGCCCCGCTACACCCTTTTCCCGATTGACCCGTCGGAGACTGAATTGTATACCTTTTACAAGCAGGCTGTCGCGTCATTTTGGACAGTTGAGGAAATTGACTTCTCAAAGGACACAGAGGACTGGGAAAGCTTATCAGCCGACGAGCGTCATTTTATCAAGCACATTCTTGCGTTCTTTGCAGGATCCGATGGAATTGTTCAGGAGAATCTGGCCACTCGATTCCAGAGAGATGTGAAGTCCCCGGTCGCCCGACTCTTCTATGCACTGCAGAATGCTATGGAAGGAATTCACTCAGAGACCTACTCGATTCTTATTGACAAGTACGTCAAGGACAAGGTCGAACAGAATCGGCTCTTTGATTCGATCACGACTATTCCTTGCATTGCAAAGAAGGCAGACTGGGCTTTGAAGTGGATTGATTCAAATGATAGTTTTGCGACTCGCTTGGTTGGATTTGCATGCGTAGAAGGAATCTTTTTCAGCGGTGCATTCTGTTCGATTTATTGGTTGAAGAAGCGTGGACTTCTGCCTGGACTCACCTTCAGCAATGAGCTAATCTCTCGCGACGAGGGACTGCACACGCTCTTTGCGATTTCAATGTACGGACAGGGAGAGCGTCTTCCGACCGAGAAGATTCACACGATCATTCGCGAAGCGGTTGATATTGAAAAGGAGTTCATTTGCGACGCACTTCCCTGCAGTCTTCTAGGTATGAACTCGAAGTTGATGATTCAGTATATCCAGTTTGTGGCCGATCGTCTTGCCGTCCAGCTCGGAACTCCGAAGATCTACATGTCGCAGAACCCGTTTGATTTCATGGAAATGATCAGTCTGGAAGGAAAGAGTAACTTCTTCGAGAAGAAGGTGTCCGAATACAGCAAGCCCGGAGTAGGTCAGATAATCAGCGACATGACATTTCGAACGGACGTAACTGATTTCTGAGCGTTTGCCAAGACGATTTAAAGTCGATTAGCAGTTGTAAAAGAAATGGAGTTTTTCCACGGTGTTGTTGCACTCCTCGCGTTCGGCCTTCTTGTTCTTTCAGGATTAGTTGCATGGCTCTACATGCAGCAGACACGTTTACTTGCTGCTGTCAATACGATCGCGATTGCGATCTCATCTTCATCTGTCATGCTCGAGCGGGAAGAAGAACCGGTCAAGGAAGTTGAAGAGA